GTATACGCATCGCCAGCGGCGGCGACGTCGGTATTGGGAGGTCACCATCAGATGGTAATAAATTATCTGTTCAAAAAGCGGCGGGTGAATCTGTTGCAGGAGAATTATTTTTAACTGATAGTACTCATTGGACACAAATTAATTCTCGACAAGGTGCTAGCCAGTATAATTCTTTAGTGCAAGCTGGCGACCATAGTATTATATACTCGAATGGAGCTGCTGACGATAGTGCTGCTTTAGTTATCGGTCCATGGGCTAATTCTTCTAAAGGTTTAAGAATTGATTCTAATGGTAACGTAGATGGCGGCGTTTCGTTTCGCGCTCCAATATTCTACGATTCTAACAACACAGCATTTTATGTTGATCCCGCCAGTACATCAGTCGTAAATACATTAACATATTCTCTATTAAATGGTCCTGCAACAAACACGAGAGATAAAATACGACTTTGGAGCAGTACACCATATTCAATTGGTATGACAAATTCGTTTACGTTTGGTGCCTTGCATAACAGTGAATATGCTATGACGTTCCAGATGAACAATGACAATAATCGTGGATTCTGGTGGGGCGATGATGGTCACACTACTGCTCAAGGAGCTATGTCGTTATCTACGAATGGTAAATTAACAGTAGCGCATTCTATACGTGTAGGGTACGGCGAAACGGATACTACAGTTCCAGGCGCAACATATAGATTAGATGTTGATGGTAGTATAGTGGCTACTGGAAGTATAACAGAAAATTTTTCCGACGAAAGATTAAAAACGAAACTTGGAAACATATCTAAAGCTGTAGATATAATTAAATATCTAAATGGTTTCAGATATATTAATAACGAAACGGCTAAATCGTTTGGGTATGATAGCGACCAAATACAAGTTGGCGTAAGCGCTCAAGAAGTTGAAAGGGTTTTACCTGAAATTGTTTCTATAGCGCCGTTTGATGCCGCTGCAGATTCTGAAGGTAATATAATTTCTAAAACAGGCGAAAACTATAAAACTGTAAAGTACTCTAAATTGGTTCCAGTATTAGTCGAAGCTATTAAAGAACAACAAGAGCAGATTGAAACTCTTAGAAAAGAAATAAATTTTCTTAAAGGAGTAAATTGATATGACTATTACTTATACGTGGGCTGTAACTTCAGTAAAAACTAAAACTGAAGGTGATAATGTTGATGCCGTGGTTCAGACTTATTGGACAAAAACAGGTACAGATGAAGATGGTAACACTGGAGTATTTTCTGGCGCTACTCCATTTACATCAGTAAATGTTCCAGATGAAGAATTTGTTGCATTTGAAGATTTGACTGAAGCTACTATTCTTGGTTGGATTCAGGGAGTGTTTGTTGATAATGAAACGTATGATAATCATGTCAATGAACAGATTGCGAAACAGATTGACGATAAAAAGAACCCAATAGAACAAAAATCTTTACCTTGGGCATCATGATTTTATAAATAGTTTGAATACAAAGGAGTTATTATGGAACAAATTTTTACAGCGATTCAATCAGCAGCCGAGCAAGACGCGAATGGTTTTCGCGATGCCATCGGAGCAGCGCTCGCAGCTAAGATTGAAGATGCTCTTGAACTTAAAAAGATAGAAATCGCAGCTAGTATGCTAGCCCCACAAGAAGAGCATTCAGCAGATCAGGAGATCGAAACAGATGAAGACATTCAGACAACTGCGTGAAGCTCTTGGTAAGGAAGAAAATCCTGAAGCAAAAGCTCTTCGCCCACGCGCGAAAGGTGAGCAAGAATTCTATGACGCACACAAGCGCGAAGTAACAGACTATCCAGTAAAGAGCTCTGGCGGTGAAATTAAGCAAGGCGATCATCATCCACAGAACGGTGATCGTGCTGTTGTTCAGCAAGGCACTTCTAAGTTGGCTGATCAGTCTGGGTTCAAAGGTTCAAAGACTCCGTTGACTCGTGCTGACAAAACACAAGGCGATATGAAGCCACTGAAAACTTCTCCATCCGCAGTTCAGTCTCCTTCATTCGCAGAAACAGTTTTCGTTAATGCTCCAATCATCAATGAGTCAGACGAAGACGTTATGGAATTTGAACTTATGAATGGCGACGTTGTTGAAATCAACGCTGACATCTATAACGCAATCCACGAAGTATACTATAATCTTAACACGGGCAATCAGTTCGTATTCAAATCAGCAGTAAACGAAAGTGCCGACTCGTTTGAGCGCATTCTCGATTTCGTGTCTGAAGTATTGAGCGAGGACGAATAATGGCTGCGGAAGGTATTGTTAACAAACACGTTAAGGGCGGGTGGTTTATCGCCAAGTTTAATGCCAGTGGTTTCATTAAAAGGAATCACCCGACAGCTACAATCGGTGCTAACTCTGCGGGTGAAAACGTAACTCGTATGAACATTGTTTCTGCTGAGTGGTCTTGCGGTAATAACACACATTGGGTTGTTACGCGCGGCGCAAACACTATCCTATTGTTAACAGAGGGTCAACACGTGTTTGACATGTCAGACTCGCGTCTTATCGACAACGGTGATGCAGAAGCTACATCAAATGTTGTTGTAACAAAAATTGGCTCTGGACCTGCCACACTTATTTTGAAGATGCATAAGACAACTTCAATTTCTGGAGGCTCGCAATACTAATGAAACTCATTTGCGAAGTCAATGAAGACTTAAAAATCATCACAGAATCTAATGAAGCAGGTGAGAAACAGTTCTTCCTTGAAGGTATCCTCATGCAGGGTAACCTTAAGAACAAGAACGGTCGTATGTATCCAACACAGACACTAGCCAACGAAGTTGCACGTTATAATCGCGAGTTCGTTGAGCAAAATCGTGCATATGGTGAGCTTGGTCATCCACAAGGACCAACCATCAATCTCGAGCGCGTATCACACATGATCAAGTCTATACGTCAAGAAGGCGATAACTTCTATGGCCGCGCAAAAATCATGGACACTCCATACGGTAACATCGTAAAGAATCTTATGAAGGAAGGCGCAAAGCTAGGCTTTTCTTCACGTGGTATGGGATCACTCGTTAAGAAGGGTGATATCATGGAAGTGCAGAATGACTTCCATCTTGCTACAGCAGCAGATATCGTTGCTGACCCATCAGCTCCACAGGCGCTTGCTAACGGAATCATGGAAGGCAAAGAGTGGGTCTGGGATAACGGCATCCTTGTAGAAAAAGAAGTATCACAAATCAAGCAGGGTATCGAAGAGGGATATGCAACTAAGGAAGATCGTGAAAAGATTCTTCTGAATGCGTTCAATAAATTCCTCCGTAAAATCTAAATGGCTGCGTTTTTATAAATAAACTAGAATAGATTTCTATAACCCTGAGGAGAATATCAATATGTCAGGTCAGGAAAATAACGTCGGGAAGCTCGACGTGCAAGAAGCAAAAAAGGCGAGCTTCGGCGTTAATGCTGAGGTTCCTGATGCTACCGGCGTAAACGCAACGCCACCAGGTACTGCTCCGCAGGCTGGTGACAAGTCTGGATCTCCTACACAGGGTTCAGGCATCAAGCCTTACACAAAGGTAGGAATGATCAACGCTATGGTCCAGTCACTCGGATCAATGAAGAAAGTTGATGTTTCTGCTGCTTATGATGCCATGCACGGTAGTAAGAAGGGCAAGCCAGTTGCTGAAACATCTCACACCACTGAAAAAGGTAGTAAGATGGCCAAGCTCACTAAGGAAGACATTGACGTGTCTGATGACGTCAAGGCTATCTTTGCTGGTATAGAAGTTTCTGAAGAGTTCATTACGAAGGCAACAGAAGTTTACACAGCCGCTGTTCTCTCAAAGGTTAACGAGCAGCTTGAAGCTGTTGAAGCTCAGTTCGACGATTCTCTATCAGAAGAAGTTTCAACTGTTAGCGAAGAACTTGTTGAGCGCGTAGATTCATATCTCGACTATGTTGTTGAGCAGTGGATGGAACAGAACGCAGTAGCTATTGAGCGTGGTCTCAAGGCTGAGATCGTTGAGTCATTCATGACTGGTCTCAAGGGTCTGTTCGAAGAACACTATATTGACATTCCAGATGATGCTGTTGATGTTGCTGAAGAGCTCGCTTCTCGTAACGAAGCTCTTGAAGAAGCAATCAACCAAGAAATCGAAAAGAATGTTGAACTCACTACAAAAATTCACGAATTCGAACGCGCTATGGCGTTTACAGAAGTTTCAGAAGGCCTGACAGACACGCAAGTAGCAAAACTGCAGTCACTTTCTGAAGCAGTCAACTTCGAAGATGTAGAAACCTACACGAAGAAGATTGCTACCCTTCGTGAGAGTTACTTCCCATCAAAGGCGTCTGCAGCACCTTTGTCAGAATCAGTAACCCTCGATGAGGAACCAGTGGGCGATGACGTCGCTGAAAAACAGGTTCCAGTTGAAATGGCTGCTTATATGAACGCGATCACTCGCGGTATCAAGAAGTAAAACTAATTAGGAGAATAAGAAAATGCAATCTCTGAACGAAACAATTCAGAAGAAGTGGCAGCCAGTCCTGGAACATCCTGATCTGGCTCCCATTAAGGACGTTCATCGCCGTAGCGTAGTTGCTCAGCTTCTGGAAAACCAGGAGAAGTCTGCTCGTGAAGAAGGTTTTGGTTCAGGCGGTTATCGCGCTCCAGGTCTCCTGGGCGAAGCTGCTCCAGTCAACGCTATGGGTGCTTCTTCATCCACAGCTGGCGATGGCAATGTTGACACATTCGATCCAGTGCTTATCTCACTGGTTCGTCGTTCAATGCCAAACCTGATCGCATACGATATCTGCGGCGTTCAGCCAATGACAGGTCCAACAGGCCTGATCTTCGCAATGCGT